TACGGCCCGAAAATGCCCGAAGCGTGGGCCGAAGCCATCGAGGAGCTGACCGATGAGCAGATCGCGCACGGTCTCAAAACCGTCATGCGCGAGTCGCCCATCCACCCGCCGCCCTTGGGCCAGTTCGTGCAAGCCTGCATGAACATGCCGATCGCGCAAGCATCGCAGCTCCCGAACCTTCAGTCCCAGCTCTGCGAGTACGCCGCGATCAAGTTTCACGGCCGCCTGAAGCGGTGGGAGTACTCGCGCCCCTGGACCTACCTGTACCGTGAATGGTTCGATGGCTCACGCCCCAAGGGCATGGAGAAATGCGCCGAATGCACCGGCGTTTTGATCGAGTGCGAGAACGGCACCGCGTTTCGCATCACGGTGGCCGAGATGCAAGCGGACACCGAAGGCTACCAGCGGATGCTACGCAATTTCAGGCCCGGACCGTTGCCGGCGCGACACCCAACCGAAGGAGAACCCCATGCGCAAGCGTAAGTTCAAGCCCATGACCCAAGCCGCTTTGCCGATCGAAACGCCCCCCGCCGAACCCGATGATGGCGATGACGATGAAGCGGAAACGTCCGCAACCGCAACCAAAAAGCGCAAGCCGAAAACGATGCGCCGGCCGCCGCCGAAGCGTAAACCCTCGAGCAATCACGCACGAGCCTGACATGTCCGCCGTCCTGACGCCAGAAGAGATCGCTGCGCTCACTGCGCTCCCCAAACGCCGCCGCCCGTTCGTGCTCAAGGCCCCGATCCCCCTGGAGCGCGAGGAATGCGCGAGTCTCTTGCAATGGGCCGCCGTCACCAAGCACCAGGGCGTTCGCCTCTCCGACGTGTTGATCCTGATCCCGAACGGGCAGCTCCTCGCGGGCACCCCGAAAGAGCGCTCGATCGCGATGATGCGCATGAAGAAACTGGGGTTTCGCGTGGGCGCGAGCGATTACTTCCTGCCGATCGCGGTCAAGCCCCACCACGGCCTGTGGCTCGAGATGAAACGCACGTCCAAAGGGGTACTCGCCGAGGCGCAGTTGCAGTTCGCCGCCGACATGCGCGCGCAAGGCTATTTCGCCGTGGTCTGCGTCGGATGGGAACAGGCGGTGACCCAGATCACGCGGTATCTGCATGGCTGAGAGCCGCGCCGCCATTCGCTTGGACTTAAAGCGCCGGCGCCGGTTGGATATCGAGGCCAAAGCGTTGCGATCGCGTCTCGATCAGTTGGCGGTTGAAAGCTCTGCCTTGAGCCGCGCGGCGATTGCCCAGAAGCACGGAGTCGCTCTAGGAGCGGTCCTTGCGATCGCCAAGGGCATGGGCTGGACCGAGGAGGAAAAGCCGCCCCAAGGCCCTCTGCCGCCGTATGACGCCTATCACGATGGGTAAATAAAGGTTCCGATTTTCCAACTTTCGGAACCGTGATGCGTCAAACAGGCGTATCCGTGGCGCGGTGCGCAACACTAGTTTACTGATGATTTACTGATGGCGGCTCCGAAAGGTGTGCGTCCGCCCAATGCCGGCAAGGGTCGGCCCGCCGGCTCCGTGAACCGCACCTCGAAGGACGCCAAGGCCGCGATCGCGCGCTTCGTCGACGGCAACAGCGACCGCCTGCAGGGCTGGCTCGACCGCATCGCCAAGAAAAACCCGCAGGCCGCGTTCGGCTGCGTCATCGCGCTCCTCGAGTATCACCTGCCGAAGTTGGGCCGCGTCGAGCACACCGGTGACGGCGGCGGCCCGGTCATCATCCAGTCGACGCCCGTGGATGAGGCGTTGTGACGTTCGCCCTCACGCCCAAGCAGTTGGCGGCGCAGGCGCTCTGCTCAGGCCCCGCCCAGCACGTCATGCTCTTCGGCGGCGGCCGCTCGGGCAAAACCCTGCTGCATGTGCGCAATACCGTGTTCCGCGCGCTGAAGTCCCCGGACTCTCGCCACGGCATGTTTCGCTTCCGCTTCAACCACATCAAATCGTCCATCGTCTTAGACACGTTCCCGAAGGTCATGCGGCTTTGCTACCCAGAAGTGCGCTATCAGCTCAGCAAAACCGACTGGTTCGCGACGCTCCCCAATAAATCTCAAGTGTGGTTCGGCGGCCTCGATGACAAGGAGCGCACCGAGAAGATGCTCGGGATGGAATACGCCACGATCCTTTTGAACGAGTGCAGCCAGATCAGTTGGGCGTCGCGCGAGATGATCATCACGCGCCTCGCGCAGGCCGCGATGCAGACGATCAAGGGGCACGCACCCAAACCCTTGCGGCTACGCGCCTATTACGATTGCAATCCACCCACCAAGGCGCACTGGACCTTTCGCGTCTTCAAGCAAAAGGTCGACCCGGAGACCAAGCTCGCACTCGCGAACCCGGCCGACTACGCCTGCCTGCAGATGAACCCGCGGGACAACCTCGCGAACCTCTCGCCGGAGTACTTGAGCATGCTCGCCGGCCTCTCCGCGCGCATGCGCCGGCGCTTCGAGGAGGGTGAATTCGCCGACGCCACGCCGAACGCGCTCTTCGATGAGGCCGACATCGACAAGTGGCGCGTGAGCGATGGCGTAGTGCCGCAGCTCGTGCGCGTCGTCATCGCGGTCGATCCGTCCGGGTCAGGCGATGAGGACAACGCCGATAACGATGAGATCGGCGTTGTGGTTGTGGGATTGGGCATCGATGGTGTTGCCTACATCCTCGAGGACCTCACGTTGAAAGCCGGTCCCGCGACGTGGGGCAAAGTCGCCACCGATGCCTTCGACCGTCACAAGGCCGACACGGTCGTTGCCGAGGTGAACTTTGGCGGCGATATGGTCCGCGCCACGATCCAAACAGCACGGCCGCGGACCCCGTTCAAAAAGGTGACCGCGTCTCGAGGTAAAGCTGTTCGAGCAGAGCCGTTCTCGGCGCTGTACGAGCAAGGCAAGGTGCGCCACGTGACGATCTTCCCCAAGCTCGAGGACGAGCTGTGTGCGATGTCGACCACGGGCTACACCGGCACGGGTTCTCCCAACCGAGCCGATGCGGCCATTTGGGGATTGGCTGAACTCTTTCCCGCATTGGTCGCCGGTCCCAAGGCTGAAAAGAAACCGCGCGAACGTAATTTTGGGCACCTGTCATGGCAGGCATGACGCCCGGCACGCGTCATTACCATCGCGCCACCTTGACCGTGGCGATTCCGACCGCATTGCCCGATCGGATGCAATCACGCCTTCGCGAGCTCATCGACGTCTATGTGCCTGAGAGTCACCGCCGCTGTGGGTTGGCGAGTGAACTTCTCAATCGAACCATCCAGGAAGCCGATCGCGCCCGCATGACGCTGATGCTGACGATCGATGACCCAACCCTGGAGGCCTTCTACGCCCGGTTCGGCTTTCAGACGATCCAGCGCAGCCCCATCCTGATGGTGCGCGCGCACAAAGGATTGCTGCAGTGAACGCCCAAGTGGAGGACTTCGATGACGTCGGCGATGACGACGGACGCTTGGCAAGTGACGATGCGGACATCATCGCGGAAGCCAAAAAACGCTTGAAGCTCTGCATTGAATTTGACGGGCACAATCACGAGCAAGGCCTTGCGGACTTGAAATTCCTCTCTGGCGATCAGTGGGATGAGGCCGCCAAACGGCAACGTGAAATAGACGGCCGGCCGTGCCTGACCATCAACAAGCTGCCGACCTTCATCCATCAGGTGACCAATGACGTGCGGCAAAACCTGCCCGGCGCCAAGGTCTCGGGCGTGAGCGAGGGCACCGACGTCGACAGTGCGCTGGTCGTCGAGGGGATCATCCGGCACATCGAGTATGCGAGCAATGCGGATGTCGCCTATGACACCGCGGTCTCGAGCGCGGCCGCGCATGGCGAAGGCTATTTCCGATTGGTCACGGAGTATTGCAAACCGGATTCGTGGGACCAGGACATCAAGTACAAGCGGATTCGTAATCCCTTCACCGTGTACTGCGATCCCGCGAGTCAGGAACCCGATGGCTCTGACTCCAAATTCTGGCTGATTTCGGCAGACGTACCCAAGTACGAATTTAAATCGGAATACCCGGACGCAAAAGGCTCCTACGAAGCTTTCGATACCGGCACCGGGGACCGCGGCACGTGGCTCACCGAAGATACGGTGAAGGTCTGCGAGTACTACCGCATCGTGGAAACCCCCGACACCCTGGTGGAACTCACCAACGGCGAATCGGGCTTGAAGTCCAAGCTCTTGGAAATGCCAAAGGGCGTCAAGATCAAAAGGTCCAGGCCGACGTCCATCAAAACCGTCGAGTGGTACAAGTTGACCACGCACGACGTGCTTGAAACCACGATCATCAAGTGCGATTGGATACCGGTGTTTCCGGTCTACGGCGATGAACTCGACATCGATGGCAAGGTGATCCGTTCAGGACTCGTGCGCCATTCGAAGTCCTCGCAGCAGATGTACAACGTGTGGATGACGAGTGCGACCGAAGAGATCGGGATGAGGAATCGCACCCCGTACATCGGGGCTGAAGGGCAGTTCGAAGGGTACGAGGATGAGTGGGGACAGGCGAATGTCCGCTCCTACCCGTACATGGAATACAAGCCCGTCACGCTGGAAGGAAACTTGGCTCCGGCCCCGTCACGTCAACCCATGGCCGACGTCCCGCAAGGGGTATTGACCATGGCCGCCCATGCGGCCGATGACATCAAGGCGACCACGGGGCTCTTTGATTCGAGCCTGGGCAATCGCGGCAATGCGACGTCGGGGATTCAAGAACGCGCGCAGCAGCGGCAAGGGGACGTGGCCAATTTTCACTACGCCGATAACTTGAACCGCGCCGTGCGGCAGTCCTACCGCTGCCTCATTTCCATGATCCCGAATTACTTGGATACCGCCCGCATCGTGAAAATCATGGGCGAGGATCGCAAAGTCACGCCGGCAAAGGTCAACACGCCGCAGACCCAACTGCAGCCCGTGCCAGCGGGCCAGCAACCGCCGCCGCAGGCGCAAGTTCAGGTCGACCCCGAAACGGGGCAGATGATGGCGGCGATCACGACGATTGAAAATGACCTCTCGGTCGGTGAGTACGATGTGACGGTATCTACGGGTCCCGCCTATTCGACCCTTCGCCAGGAAGCAGCCGATGCGATGGTCCAGGTCGGCAAGAACTGGCCAAAACTCATGGACGTCGCCGGCGATAAGGTGATTGGCGCGATGGACTGGCCGGGCGCCGAGGAGATCGCCGAGCGCATCAAACGGACGATCCCACCGAATATCTTGGGACCCGACGAAGACGATGCGAATGCGGAACCGATGGTGCAGACCCCGAAGGGTCCGATCCCTGCCTCTCAAGCCGGGCAGATGCTCGATCAGATGAACCAGCAGATGCAACAGATGGGACAAGAGCTCGCCCAAGCCAAGTCCGGGATCACCAAGGCGCAGATCGAAACCGCATCGGCCGAGAAGATCGCGACCATGGAAATTCAAGCCGAACAAGCCAGAGAAGCCGCACGGGTGCAGGCCGAACAAGCCCGCGAAGCGGCAAGGGTGCAGGCCGAAGCCGCCAAGGCCGCGCTCGATAACACGGTGAAATTGGATATCGCGGAATTGAACGGCATGGTGCAGCTCCTCGTGGGGCGCGCGAAAGCGAACGATGCCTTGAAAGCCGACGTCAACAGCACCCTGTCAGGCGACGCATCGGCGACGCCTCCCACACCGACCGCCGCGAATGCCAATAAGGCCGAGCTCGCCGCCGCGGTGAAGCAATGAACATTCGTCCCATGGGCTGCCCACCCCTGGAATCAGGCGCACCGGGTAAGGTCAGGAGTGAAACGTGAGCGATGAGCCCCAAGCGAGCGATGCGGAAGTCAAGGTTGAACCGGCCACCGAGCCGGCCGCGACAACCGAGGAAGCCAAAGCCGAAGCGAAAGCAACTCCAGAGCGCGAGGACAACGGAAAATTCCGCAAACCCGTCCAGCCGCGCATCGATGAGCTGACCCGAAAGGCGCGTGAGAACGAACGCGAGGCCGCCTATTGGAGGCAGCGCGCGGAGGCCAAAGAGGCCAAGGACGCCGAAGCCGCGAAGCCGGTCAAGCCGACCATCGATCAATACACCGACTATAACGAGTACGTCGAAGCACTCGCGGAGTTCAAGGCCGGTGAGAAGATCGATGCGCGCTTAAAGGCGCGCGATACGGAATCGGAAGCCAAGGCCAAAGCCACCGCGTTTGCCACCTCATGGAATGAACGGGTCGCCGATGCCAAGGCGAAGCATGAGGACTATGAAAGCGTGGTCTCGACATCCGATGTCGCGGTAGCCGATCACGTCAAAGACGTCATCAATGATTCGGAAGTGGGTCCCGCGGTGATCTATCACCTCGCGAAAAACCCCGACGTCGCCCAACGCTTGAACCAGATGACCCCGTTGGGCGCGGCGCGTGAGATCGGGCGCATCGAATCGCAGCTCGCGAGGACTCCTGAACCTGAAGCCGAAACCGAAAAGACAGAACCTTCCGTGGCCCCCGCACGCTCGAAAACCAGCACCGCTCCCGCCCCCGCGAAACCCATCTCATCGGGCCGCGCGACTCCTCCCGACCTTGCCAAAGCGTCGATGGATGAGTACGTGAAAGCTCGAAAGAACATGGGCGCACGGTGGGCGCGGTAACACGCCACACTATATTTTAAGGATTAAGGTCCATGAGTAACCAGTTAGCCACTTGCACCATCATCGCGAAAGAATCCCTCGCGATCCTGGACAACATGTTGGGATTTTCAGCGAACGCGAATCGGGATTGGGAGGATGAGTTCAAGTCCAATATGAGCCGCGGCTATGCCCCCGGCCAGACGATCATGATCAAAAGGCCGCCGCGCTACACGTACCGAGCCGGACGGGTCGCGGTCCCCCAAGGCACCGTCGAGAACACCATTTCCTTGACCGTCAATCAGGGCGGCTGTGACCTGAACTTCAACGGGCTCGAGCGCACCTTGTCCTTGACCCAGCTCGAGAAGAAGATGCAGGCCGCGATGAGCCCGGTCGCGAATGAAATCGACCGGCAGGGATTGGCGCTCGCCGCCATGTCCTCGTGGAACACCATCGGCACGCCGGGGGTGGCTCCGAACACCCAGCTGGGCGCGCTGCAAGCCGTGACAGCGCTCAACCAGCGCCTCGATGAGATGTCGGCGCCGCGCGATAACAACCGCAACCTCATCATGGGGCCTGCTTTGAACGCGAATCTCGTGGTGGGATTTGCGGGGATGTTCAACAAACAGTCCACGTTGGACAAGCAGTTCGACAAAGGCGTGATGGTCGACTCCTTGGGATTGGCATATGCCATGGACCAGAACGTCGCGACCCTGGTCAATGGAACACAGGCCGTCACAGGGACCAACATTGCAGGGGCGGGGCAAGTGGGCGCTGCGATCAACATCGTCGCCACCACGGGGACGATCACGATTGGCAGCAAGGTCACGCTGCCGGGTGTCTATGCGGTCAACGTGCAGACGAGGCAATCGACGGGAACTCTGGCGCAGTTCGTGGTCACCGCCAATGTCCCAACGGGCGCAACCGTGCTGCCGATCTCGCCGGCGATCGTGACATCCGGTGCCTTTCAAAACGCGAGCGCATCGCCGACGACCGGCTTGCCGTTCACGATCTTCGGCGTGGCCTCAGGGGCCTATCAGGCGAACGTCGCCTTCCACGAGGACGCATTTACCTTGGCGCTGGTGCCGATGTACGCGCCGCCCTCGGGTAAGGGCGTCATCGATGTGGCGACCGCGAGCTACAAGGGCATGTCGATCAAGGCGACCGAGTTTTACGACGGTATCAATGACAATTATATTATTCGCTTGGACGTCCTCTTTGGGTGGGCGGCGACCTACCCGGAACTCAGCTGTTTGTACGCGCTGTAAGCGCCCCCAAGGAGATAACGATGATTCAACTTTCCAAAAGCTACGGCGGCTATCCCGCAGGCACCATCGCGCAGTTCCAAACGGCGGTGGAAAAGTCCCTGATTGCGCAAGGGTTCGGGACGGCAAGTGTCGGGCCCGTGACCCCCGGCAATGTCGGGACCACGCAATCGGCAGGTCGGGTCGGGGTTGGCGCGGGGACCAACTCGGTCACGGTCACGAATCCGGCCTTCACGACTGAGAGCAAATTCCTGGCCTACATCACCGGTGCGGCTCCCGATGCCACGGCAACGGGGATCGTGCTCGTGATTCCGGGTGCGGGCTTCGTGACCTTCACGGTCAATGCCAATGCCACCGGGGCGGTCGCGATCGACTGGATTCAGATCGAGCAGTCGGGCCTCTTGCAGACCTCGTAATTTTCAACCTCTCGAATGTTTTAGGAGAATGTCGATGGAATACCCGAAGTGGATCGCATTGGGCCCCGATGTGGGCAAGGTATTGGTGCAAGATGCGGATGAGGAATTGGCCGCCAAGGAGGCCCACGCGGATAACGTGAAGCAGGGCAAGGAAGCCGCGGCGCCTAAAAAGAAGTGATTCATGCCCGCGTCCCAAAGCGCGTATGAGGTGATTGCCGGGGCGATGCGCTTGCTTGGAGCGATCGCCACCGGCGAGACGCCGACCGCTCAAGAAGCCAACGATGGCCTCAATACGCTCAATGACCTGCTGGAATCCTGGAGCTTGGAATCCCTCTCGGTCTATGGGACGGACAACCAGACGTTCCAGGGCATCGCCAATCAAGGTCTCTACACGATCGGACCTGGGGGGAATTTCGACACGACCCCGGTCGGCAGGCCTGTGCGTATTTCAGGCGGCTATTGCACCTTCAACGGGGTCGACTTCGGATTCGAGATGATCGGGGAGGATGAGTACAACCGCATCAGTTTGAAAACTCAAGCCCAGAGCTACCCCATGAAGGGGCTCTACATCAATTCGAGCCCGTTGGGAATCTTGAAATTCTGGCCGGTGCCGACCCTCGTTCTGCCTGTGGTGCTCAACATCGACCGGATCTTAACGCAAGTACCCACGCTGCCCACGGTGATCGGCTTTCCGCCCGGGTATTTCGTCGCGATCAAATATGCGTTGAGCATCATGCTCGCGCCCGATTATGGAATCCTCCCCTCGGCCGCGATCATGCAAGTGGCCGGTGTGACCAAGGCCAACTTGAAGCGGGCGAATAAGAAAAAGCGCGAAGCCATGTTCGATCCGGCCTTGACCATCGGCCGCATTCACATCTGGCAGACCGGGTGAATCCTTTTCCCTTCATCGGCGGCTCTTATGCGGCGCGAAGTCCCGCCTTCGATAATCAGCGCACCGTGAACCTATATCCTGAAACATCGGGTTCGGGCACGAGTAAATCGGTCGCCATGTTGATTGGTTGTCCGGGCACCGATCTGTGGCTGACGCTGCCCGATTATCCGATCCGCGGCTCATTACGGCTGTCATCGACGCTGGCCGTCATTGCTGCGGGCGGTTCGCTCTTTCAGGTGAGCGATGCGGCAGCCCCTAAACTCATCGGTGCGATCTCACGCGGCAGCACGCCTGTGTCGATGGCGACGGATGGCGTATACGTGATGATCGTCACCGGCCCCACCGGGTATTTCCTGACGATTGCCACCATGAAACTCACCGCGATCGATGATCCGGCTTTCTCAGGGGCTGACGCAGCGTGGTTCATCGATGGCTTCTTTGCCTTCAACACCCCCAAAACCCAGGAGTTTCAGATTACCGGGCTCTATGCGACCACGATCGATGCCCTGGATTTTGCGAGTGCGGAAGGCTCCCCCGATCTTTTGGTGACCCTCATCGTCGATCATCGTGAACTGTGGCTCTTTGGCCAGACCTCGACTGAGGTGTGGTTTAACGCAGGCGCGGCTGACTTTCCCTTCGAGCGCATTCAAGGGGCCTTCATCGAACAAGGTTGTGCGGCCAAGTATTCAGTCGCGAAATTGGATAACACGGTGGTATGGCTCACCGCCGATGAGCGCGGGCATGGGACGGTACAAAAAGCGGTTGGGTATACCCCACAGAGAATCTCAACCCATGCGCTCGAATTCGCGATTGCTTCTTATTCGAGAATCGATGATGCGGTGGCGTATTCCTATCAGCAGGAAGGGCATCTGTTCTATGTCCTGACCTTCCCCACAGGACAAGCCACGTGGGTCTATGACAGCGCCACGGAACTCTGGCACGAGCGCGCCTGGCGGGATCCCGCCACCGGATTGCTCTCGCAGCATCGGGGGATTTGTCACCTGGCCTTCGCGGGCAAGAACCTGGTGGGAGATTACGAGAACGGCAACATCTATGCCCTGAACCTGGACACCTACACCGACAACGGCGCGATTCTCCCTGCGATCCGCCAGTGCCCGCACTTTGCGAAAGGCAATGCGTGGCAGTTCTTCTCCAAGCTGTGGATCGATATGCAGATGGGGGTGGGGATCAATCCCATCGTGCCGGTAATCACGCCTTTATTTACCGTGACCGTGGGCGAAGGCAACGGCAATGCGGGCTATGCGACCTTGGCTGCCGCCTTGGCGTACGACCTAGCCCCCACCGCTTTTGGGAGCCTAACTTCGCCCGCTGCGACGGTGGGCGGCGCCGCACTCTTGGGCGTAGTTTTTAACCCAAGCAGCAATGACTTCCTGCTCATGCTTCAAGGCGCTGTCTCCAACACCGCCGTGTTCAGCATCTATGGAGCGGGTCAGCTATTTGATTCGAAGTCCGCAAGCAACGTGGCTACCTTCGGTCCGTTTCTCGGCACGTATGTGACCACCTTTGTGTTTCCCGCGGTGGGCAGCAGCGGTCAAGCATTCCAAGCCGGTGCCAGCGTGGTGTTCACCAATCCCATCCCGACAGTACTCGACCCCTCCGACCCGCACCTGATCTTAGAGTGGAGCGATGACGGCGGGCAGTCCTTCGGCAATCAAGTCACGGTCTCCATGGGCAAGCTGGGCGAACGCACCAAGCGCGCCAATTTTCGCAGGCTGGGAAAATCCCGTGACCGCATCTGGCGCGCGACCATCACCGATCCCGTGAAGCGCATCTTCATCGGTGCCGGCGTTGAATTTTCGGTGGGCTCATGACGAGCGCGATCAAAATCCCTTCGGCCCGCGAACCCGTGACCGTCACCGATCAGAGGACCGGCATCACGAGTTTCTCGCGCTCCTGGTTTCTCTTCTTCCAACTGATCTACAACCGCATCGGTGGGGCGGTCACCGATCCTGCCGCCGATGCCGAGCTTCTGGCACTCGATGAGGCGCCCGATGCCGCGGTATTCGGTGCGCGCTTGGATAGCCTCGAAGCGGCGCTTGATTGGGGTCTGACCGATGCGCCCTCGGCACATGATGCCCTCACCCTCGCAATGGCCGCGCTCGATGCGGTTGAGATCGGTTCGGGAAGCTTTGCCAACCCCTCGGCCAAGGTGGGTCCCACCCCGGTCAACGGCAGCGCCTTGTCGGGGATGCGCTCAGATGCGGCGCCTGCCATTGATCTTGGCGCCGCCTACCCCTGGACGGGTGCCCATAGTTTCGCGGCCGGGATGCAAGCGGGCACCCCCACGGGCGGCAGTCAAGGGGCGGGCACCATCAATGTGTCGGGCGGCTTTTATGTCAATGGCGTGGCTGTGGGGGCGAGTGGGGCTGCTGGGCCTGCTGGGCCCGCAGGTCCGACAGGTCCGACGGGAGCCACCGGCGCTGCATCGACGGTTCCCGGTCCGACAGGCCCCGCAGGACCGACAGGCGCCACGGGCGCCGCCGGGGCCACTGGGGCTGCGGGCACGCCGGGTGCTGCGGGAGCTACGGGGCCCGCAGGTCCTACCGGTCCCACGGGTGCTGCTGGAACCGCAGGGGCGAGCGGACCCGCAGGTGCTGCTGGAACAGCCGCCACCATTGCCGCAGGTGCGGCTACCGCTCTCGCAGCCGGTGCCTCTCCCACCGTCTCCAATTCAGGCACGTCAGCGGCGGCTACCTTCAATTTCGGCATTCCTGCGGGAGCCACCGGGGCAACAGGTGCCACTGGGGCGGCGGGTACTGCTGGAGCGACCGGGGCCACAGGTCCAGCGGGCCCTACAGGTCCGACCGGGGCTACGGGCGCAACAGGCGCGGCGAGCACAGTTGCGGGTCCTGCGGGTCCGACTGGGCCCACCGGCAATCCGGGAGCCACGGGCGCGGCTGGAACAGCGGGTGCAACGGGGGCCACAGGTCCTGCGGGCCCCACAGGGGCCACCGGTCCCGCTGGCGCGGGATCAACTCTCGCCGCTCCCACGGGCCTCATCGGCATGTCTGCTGTCACAGGGACAGCTACCACGGGAACGGCGAGTGATTCAAGACATGCCATAGACCCCGCGATCACGCCCAACTGGACAGGGCTGCATAACTTTGGGGCGGGGCTGACGGCGACTGGACTCACTGCGACGGCGGCGAATAGTTCGTCAGCCGTCTCTTTCACATTTTCAGACGCGGCCAATGCGGCGGGCATGAACATCCTCTTGGCCGGCAACGGCAGCACTACGCCGAATAAGACACTGCGCGTCCAGGGCGGTCTCCTTCAGATCGTCAACAGCGCCTACACGAGTGTCATCGCCTCCCTGACCGACGCAGGCACCCTAACCCTCTCAGGCGCCCTCTCAGCCTCCAACCTCTCAGGCTCCAACACCGGGGATCAAAACTTGAGCCCGTATGCGCTTTTAAGTGGGGCGGCTTTCACGGGGGCGATATCAGGTACATCGGGTCTGACCATTTCAGCCGGGACTTCATCCCTGCAATCCCTCACCGCCACCAACCTATCCCTTTCAGGGACGGGATCTTTACTTCAGGTGGGCAGTGCGCAGTACGGGTGGTACAGCAACCAAACCGCGTTAGAGATAGCGACCGGGGCGGTATACGGGGATGCGGCCGGGAATTTCTCGCTTGCGGCTAACGCCTACTACACATCGGGGGCACAGTGGACCTATAAGGTCGGCACGTCGGGTACCAAAGTGGGTGCCTCTTTATTCCAGCAACTCGCCGCTGGCGGGTTCAATTGGTCTACGGCTATTCCTGGGGTGGCAGGCGCAGCAGCCTCATTCAACTCAGCGATGACGCTCTCGAATGTGGGGGTTCTCGCCGTATTGAGCAACATCACGGGAGCGAGCGGCGGATCGGCTCAGATTCCCTCTATCTCGGGCACATCGTACTACGGCCAAGGCTCCGGCGCCGCGACCACCACCATCAACAGCACAGCCGTCCCGCAATATGGCATGTACCACACGTCCCTGATGTCCTCGGTGTGCAACTATGCCGGGTTATATCTAGGTTCAGGGGCATCGACACTGATGACGATGACGGGCTCGGGCACCATCATCGGTGCGCCAACGGGCGGTGCGAAAGGGGCCACCACCTTGAACGTGCAGGGCAGTGTCTATTCGGGCGGCACTGCGCTGACCTCCGATTTGCGCTTGAAGAAAAACTTGCGCCCGATTGCGAAGGCACTTGACTCACTG